AATAATCTGGTATATCATTAAAGCCCCAGAACTGACAAGCTTCAAGCATATACTTAAAATCATTTACACAATTGTATGTTGTTTTGATATTTTCGATAAAATATTTTTGTCGAACTTCGATTTCTTCATCATCATCTAACTCGGATACATAATTTTGATAAAAGTGAGAATCAACTAGACAACTAGGAACGTCGCTTTTTGCTATTTTTACTGTATTCATTTTTGTAACCTTTTTGTGTTATTGAGAATCATTCGCATTTAGCGGTATTTTGGCGGTTTTTGCGCCATTGGTTAAATAATAGCATAACGGTTGACCGTTACAATAGGGTAACAATAATAATATTAATTTAATTACATGCTATTGATTTATAAGGGTTTTTAATTGTTACGCTATAACATCACACACCATTTTCATTTTTGAATGTGTATTTTGTTTTTTGGGGTCGTATTCTGTTTTTTTTGGCGCAGGTGATTACGTAAAACTACCACAAAGTAACCGTGGGATAGTAAATAGTAACCGTGGGATAGTAAATAATATCCATGGGATAGTAAATATTATCCGTGGGATAGTAAATGTAATTTCAAAATGTAACCGTGGGATAGTAAATAATAACCGTGGGATAGTAAATTATCTAGCGGTTCTTAGCGCAAGTCTCATAGATATTTTTAATTGTCTTTCAAATCTATTGCCGAAATGATATCGAGCAATCTTGCCAGCTGGGAACTGTGGTTTTTGCATCCTGCTATTTCTTTTAAGCGAGACCATTAGTCTCAACTTGCCTTTAGGTGTCTTGCTACCATCACCATTTGACTTGCTTTTAAGATACCCTCCTTTACCTTGGCGCTCCCATACACCCCTGTAGTTCTCACCCTTCAATCCTTTTGGTATACCTATGAAATACTTATTCATCTTTAACTTGTTTTTAATGTAATTACGGTTCAACTGACCGCCTTTCATTGTCTTAGCGTTAACTGGCTCAATAAGTCTTCTTGATTTATTTGCCGTAACCTGTCCACCGTCCATAAGTTTACTCATGTACTCGGTTTTGTAGTACAAGTAGGCTCGCAAGTCACTTTTGTTTGAATACTTTATTTTAGGTGAGTTTCTTGTATAAGCTACAGGGTCATTATTCATGTAGCTTGGCATTTCTTTCTTCTGGTTATCCCTGACCGAAGTCATAGTTTTGTTGATTGCATGAGACATCGCGAAGTCAGCTTGCGCGTGAAGTTTGAACTTTGGTGCGTTAATTTTCATTACAATCATAAAGTAACCGTGGGATAGTAAACCGTGGGATAGTAAATATTATATCACTTATTTTCGTACATTGCTTTTACGTAGTCATTCCACTGCTCTAATCGTTTCTTAGCGAGCCTGTACTTATGCTTATCAGATAGTAGTGTATTATCCCAACCTTGATTATCTATTATCTCTATCAGGTATACATCTAGCTTGCGCTGGTCTTTAGTGTACTTTGGTAAAGCTCGTCTCTCAATGCTTGGCTGCCAATGAGGATTTATGTGATTAACACTTAAACCCAATGCATCAGCAACATCCCTAGTCGAAGCGTCACAACTAAAGCACTTACCCATAACAACGTCATTCTTAACCGTTAGTGATAGCGTTCTATTCTTACCGCTGTGATTACCAACTGGGCATATTGCGTAGTAGTCTTTGCCCGACTTTCTAACCTTTTCCAATCTATTTAAGAAATCATCAATCATTTTGTATTCCATTTGCTTGCTTTAGACTTTGCGTATTTAATTGCACAGTGTTTTATGTGACCACTTACCTCTGGACTAATGCTATGAGCTAACCGTGGTATAATCTTATTAGGGAAGACACCGAACTTCGCCTTATAAGTATGAGACACCCACCCTTTTGACTTACCTTTTAAGTGAGCATGCAAGTAAATCTCACCAAGAAAGTCTTGTTTCTGCTCTGGCGTGTATAGCAGGTTGTTCTTACCTGTTTGTGTCTTCTCCACCTTAGCCAGCATTTCATTTGTAGTTTTTATCCGCTCGACTATTGGTATCTCATAACCACATGCACATCTAATACCCATCATCTCCATACCGCATGAGGGGCATGATTTAACCTGTGGCTCTTTCTTCTCCTTGGTCAGCTTGCGCTCTTGGTAATCTTTATCACCTGTATCAAGCTCCTCTGGCACAATTGATTCTGCGAAACCATGTCTTCTTACATTACCTGCGTGGTCTAAGTAAATAGCTCGCTCCTTACCATCACAAGTCCTCATGATTCGACCTGCTATCTGAACGTAAGTGATTAGACTTTTTGTAGGTTTGCAATCGATAATACAACTGCTGGATGGACTATCATAGCCAGTTGACAGCAATTGACTGCATGAAAGTATCTCAAACTCACCGTTGTCATGTGCTTCAAACAACTCTTGTCTCTCATCATCCTGCATGTAGCCATCGATGTGATATGCACCAACACCTGCCTTACGAAACTCATCAACCAGATACTTAGAGTGCTTTATTGAGCTACTGAACGCAATTGTTTGTCTACCCTCTGCGTGAGTCTTCCAGTTCTTAATGATATCCCCTGTAAGCACCTCCTTTTGTTTTTCAGATGCCTCTTGCAGCCCCTTTGGGTCGTAATCTCTTGCGCCAGTAGGCAAGGTTTTCATCTTAACGCCATCAGTGTCTAGTGACTGACCTGCGTAGTAATCTACTGGACATAGGTAACCTTGATCCATTAGTTGGTCAGCAGTAATAGGAACAACTAGGTCTTGATATACATTACCTAAACCTTTTGAGTATGGCGTGGCTGATAACCCGATGAATATAATGTTATTCCATCTAGCCATGAGTTTCTTTAGGCTCTCATACGCAATATGACATTCATCGACAATGATTACATCTGCGTGAGGTATGTGGCGCTTACGTGCCAATGTTTGAATTGATGCTATTTGCACTGGTTTAGAGTAATCAGTTCTTTCATGCTGACCTTGTATCACCCCAACGCTCAACCCTAGCGAATCGAACGCATCTAGTGATTGCTGTACAAGTTTGATTCTATCGCATATGAACAATGCTCTTTTACCTTTAGCAACTAACTGACTAATGATGTAGCCAGCAGTCAAGGTCTTACCAAACGCACATGGTGCTGACAGCACGATCTTTTTATTGCCGTGTCGTATAGACTGCCTAAGCATTTCTACCGCTGAAACCTGATGTGGTCTTAATTGAATTTGCATAATAACTCTCTAATACTTCCCAATGTCAGACCATCTTACCAGTAACTTAGTAACAGTCAAGTGTTATTTATAGTATACAACACCACATTCGAGTTCTGCTTTCTGAGTTCCGTCATGGACACCTGATACATAGCCAACAATTATGCCTAGTCCAATCAACAAAACAAATCCCAACTTATCAATATTATTCTTCATTGCCTTTCCTCTTCATAGATTCTAACTTTTCATAAAGTGTTATTGAGCATACTATTCCGCATGCACCACCAAAACCTGAAACAAAGAAACTTACCAATGGGTCTTCAGTGTTCGCTATTATCCAAATATAAACGAACTGTGATGTTGATATACCCCATGACACCACAAAACATAGTAGTTTTCTTCTATCCCTAACATATTGGCTATTAAGTCCTAATAGAAATACGTTTAAGAACTGCCCAAAAAATAGCAGTGTATACATCATTGTTTACTTTCCTTTATAGAAGTATATAGGAACTCAATGTGTATAATTACCTCCTCAATCATAAATCTATCTTCAATTCCCATTTCCGATTTTAAATACTGTAAGTATTCAAGGATTTCATTATGCTCTTCTATGTCAAAACATTGCTCAAAATGTGTATTCATTATCTTCTCCTAAAATTAGTTGGTGGATGCCGATTCGTGTTATTGTAAGTCCGCGAATCATTACCACCATTATCTGCACCATATTCCTTGCAAGACGCACAATCTCGCTATGATGACTTACAAGCATTTAAAACTTAGTTGGGTAATTTGGTTACCACTGGACATTCCAGCGCTTCACACATTGTTCTAAACTGAAACCAACCTAAATTAAACTCGCCATTCTTCCATCTCTGGATAGTTTGACGCTCATAACCTGCGACAACTGAAACAGACTCCATTGACCCGATATTTGGCGCGTGAAGCAACTGCTTTAAATGCTCAATAGCACAATCAGGCACGTCATAACCAAAAGCACGTAGAATATTCAGAGCTTTATTTGCAGTGCCTTTACCGTTATATAAAAAGCTATGGATATCGCGTTCTGTGAAATTATACGCCTTTAAAAAGTTGCGTTTCTTCATTGAGTCAGACTTTTGTCTAACCATTGATGCTAAAGTATCAGTCATTTTCTTTACCCTTCTGTAGTGAGGTCTGCACCCACATAGATTCATCAGTTACTTTTTCAAAGTGCAGTCTGTAGCCACATGCATTGGCTAGGCATAGCAAGTTAAAAAAACTAGGTTCTGATTTGCCATGCTTCCAGTTATGAATACTATTAATAGGAATACCAGATACTTCTGATATCTCAGTGACCTTACTAAAACCTATCATTTTCTTTATTAAGTCAGGGGTATACATTAAAAGTCACACTCTATGCCATGGACGCGAAGGTCAGCTTTAAGTATGCGTGGAATGTCGTAAGCGCCATCAAAGTCGACAACATGCATTTTATCGCCCTCTAAGCAAACAACTAGGTCGCCACCGTCACTACCATCAGGGTGTTCCCACCAGCCAGTTAACTCAACAGTGTCAACTTCAACACCAGTGTTGCCAATTTCGTAATTTACGTGCTTTGGTGCGTTTAGGTCAAAGAAAAGACCTTTTAGATAACTGTTATAAACATGCATTTGAATCTCCCAATTCGTTAATGAGTGCCTATAGTATAACGCATTATTGTTATATGCAACCATTTATGGTGATTATTTTTTATATTTCTTCATATTTTCTATTGGTCTCATCTCTGAGCGAGGTATGAAGTAAGTTTCACCGTACCCGAGGTCGGTCTTTCTGCTGTCGTGGAATAACTCCTTACTAGAGTTGTAGCCAAGTATTTTATAGTTAGGCATACTACCGCAGACTCTGATGTATATGTCGCAAATCATGCTTGCCTTCTTCTTCTTAGCAACCATGTCTGCTTCGTCTCTAGGTGACCATTTAACATCTATGGAATACCCATGGTATACGCAATCAGCTACAGCCCAAGAGTCCATGTCGAGGTCAGGGTAAACATTTAAGTATCTGCATACTGCGAACTCAGCGCCCACCGCCTCGATGTTGGCTTGTAAGCTATCCTGCTTTCCCATCTTGCCGTCCTTAGTGTTGTTCTTTAGGTTGTTAGCCTCTCTAGCGCTACCTATGTGTTTTGCTATTCGCTGCTCTGTTTCAGTCAAAATTATATCGATGTGAGTCATATTTTCTCCAGACAATAGTGGTCATTAGATAGGCTATTGGTGAACCTATACGAGATACTCTATTCATATTAAACTAATATTCAATTTCCCATCACATCCAGTCATCAGCAACGATTTCATCAAGTGGTTAATTTGACTATGGCTCGTAACACCACCCTATACGACTGTTGCCAGTACGCTCACCTGCACGCTGTTTGTCCCGCCTATCAAAGGTCGGATATGATTTCTTGCTTTCTTTAGCGGATGCACAATGAGACACCACAATTTGACTGGGCTAGACCAGATCGATTGATTGCAATTTTGCTTGATTAGTAGGAGGATGTTACGTAGAATTACCTAAGTCGGCAAGGTTGGTAACGTAGTCTCTTTACTTATCAAACTGGATTGCAGTCCAGTCGATGAATTGATATTACTTTATATTTCCTGTTATGTAAAGTATAAAAAAGCCCCGATTATAGGGGCTTTCTCTTATCTCCACATTGTTAATTCTTTTCTACCGCAAATGAACGATAATGAACCACAATGGACTCTTATTGAATCTCGCAGGGTTGGAAAATCATCCTTAACCTCTGACAGGAGTATATCCGATCCAAATGGAGTATTGGTGTATCTTTGACCAGAAAGTCTTTCCTCGTCTCTGTGAGTTCGAATGTAATGCACTATTTTACTTCTTGTTACTTCCACAACTAACTCCTATCACTCATTAAAAACAACTTCGCACGTCTTGCACTTGTTGCCAGCAATAGTTGTCTTTTTCAAACCATCAGTACACTTGTGGATAACTAATGTATTTTTAGTGTTATCACCAAACTTTATACCGTCATAGTTTGCGGTGTACTTTTTACTCGTAGCTGATTTAATTAAATCGCCAGTAATATCATTTCTAGCTGTCATCTTCTTCCACCTCAACAGTCCACCAAGAGAATGGGTTTAACTCCTCAGTCTCTTCGTAAAGTTTATCTTTCATTGCCTCTATGGGGCAGCTGTATAGTCTTACTGGCTGCTCTGTATATTCACCTTGAACAAGTGTGCATCTAATTAATTGAAACTTCATCTAAACCTCACACTCTTTCAGTAGGTTTTTCAGAGTAGACTTTATTTCAGCCAGTTCAGCTCTTGTGTATTTTTTAGTTTGACGTTTCTCAATGCTAACCCAGTTCATGAAATCCTCACCGTAGGTTTCTCTCATGTATACTGCATAGTCATCGTGAATACGATGGTCAAAACGGTTACAGCCAGCACACTGGGCGTTAATGTTTTCAAATTTACCACCAAGACAAATTGACTCTAGTTTGAACCTAGTCCAAGTGCGTGAGATGTAGTGACCACCGTCCATTTGAGTCCAGTGTTTAACCTTACCGCAAGTTACACATGTACAATTGCCATCAAAGTCAGCGGATTGTATCCTGCGTAGCCTCTGTAGAAGAACAGCACATTCATCTACTAACTTCCCAATGGTTTTTGTTTTCATGCTTTTTGCAGTCATCTCGTTTGCCTCTCTCTGTTTTTCTTGTATATGCTGTTCTCAGGTATCGATAAATAAATACCTTTATCCATTGCCCAGTCATATACTTGATCTAAAAAGTGAGTCATCTCTCCACTATCTAGGTCTTTAGTCGAAACCAGCTGGTCTGGTATGACTAGATTACCACGAACAATGTCCTTACATCCAAGAAATTTATGCTTCATCATCAACTTAACATCATCTTCAGTGATAGGCTCATCACCGACCATAATCCCCATAGCGCTAAATCTAGCGTATATCTGGCTAAACCACATATGCATTAGTGCGTTTTGATTAAGTGAGCGAGGATTGGTGTATGGCTTGATTATTAGTTGACATGGCTTGGTGTAATCCCAAGCAAGTAGGATGTTTTTTATTGTAGATAGCCTTTCATCTATTTTGTTTTTGCTATCAACTTTCACAAATTGCATCAACAAACTCCCTAAGTGTAATATTCATAGCTGAACATATTTGCCTTATTGTAGTCAGCTTTAGACTTCTTGATTGACGCCATCTAGACACTTGCTGTCTACTGACCTGCATACGAATGGCAAGCTCAGATGAGCTTACCTCGTATTTCTCTTGAACTAATATTAGCTCTGTTTTAGAACGGCATGTCATCGTCAAAATCTACCGATGGTGCTGGTTGAGCTGGTTTAGCTGGTTGTTGCTGAGGAGTAGACTGCTGCTCTTTACGTGTTAACGCAATACTCTGGTACTTAGCGCCATTCTTAGACACCTTAGTCCAAGCAGATACCCAATACTCCACACCTTCCACGTTAAGACTGCCCTTTGCGTTAGGTTGGTTTTCGCTTTGACGCTTGTCGTTTACAAATAGTGCGCCACGGTTAGTATCGTCATATTGACTCATGATAATTCCTTAATTATGTTTTTAATTGTATTGCACGTTTCAGTTACGTGCTCTTCTAGTTTACTGATATACTCTTCGTCACGCTCGACACGTATAATCAGTGGTTGCAGGTATTCATTGTACGACATGAAATCCCAATACTTTGCACCTGTAATCCACATACACCCTTGTATCTGAGGTATGTACTTACTAGGCACTTCATTCTTTCTTAGGTACTCAACATGGTTATGAGCTAGTGGGCATTTAATCTCAATACCACCTAAAGGCTCTAAAACTCCCATTGAATTGAAATGAAAAACTATACCATCTGGCGAGCACCCAGCTTCTAAAGTGTCATGCTTTATTAAACCTGTTTCATCCACATGTACACCTTTAATCAGCTCATACATACTTTTAGCTACAGGCTCAAGGTCATTACCACGTTGCATTGCATCTGACTTATAAAATGGCTCAACAACACCAGTTAGTGACTCAGCAACCAGCTTATTAATGTAATCATTAACCTGAGTTGACTTTTTTCCAGTTGGTGTGACTATTTTTCCAAAGTTACTAGCCGTAACCACCCCTAATCTGCTCTGTAACCACTCCTCAGAGCCTTGCTCGTCTCTAAGCATTATCATTATCAGATTCCTTTATCTTCTTCTTAAGGGACGTTACAGCGAGATTGTACTTTTCTGATGGCATATCATCTAAATCGATAATATCAAATACCTTGAGAAACTTAGGCAAGTCAGCGCCAGATGTTTCTATCAGTTTCAATACTTCACCTTTCTGAGCATTTGTAATAACTGATCCAGCATTAGGCGTCTGCACACCTTGGTAGATATTAATACCAAGACCAAATAAAGATATACACTTAACCAAGCATCGCATCTTACATGTATTTCTAGCCATTGCATCTGGATTAGCAACTGACTTGTTTCTAAAGTCGATTACTGGCAACCACATGGTTTGGAATACACTTTCTTCACCGTCAGTTATTCTTATAGTACACTCATACTCAACAGTACCATCCTGAAATGTTCTATCGGTGTATTTAATTTGTGTATTAGGGTAATGGTTCATTAAAGTCGACCATGCGAATGACCAACTAAGGTAAGACATACCGTTTTTCTTTTCTACGTGGTCAGATACATCTACTACTTTTAACGTATCCCATATTTTTTTAGCTAACATATTAATCTCCCAGCGGGGCTTTCGCCCCTATTTGTTTTCTCTTACGAATTTCTTAGCTTCTTCTAGTGTTTTAAACTCATACATCCAGTCGTGCATTGAAAGGTGAAAATAATCTTCTTCAATGTAGTGGTAGATTTCAAAGTTGTAGTAAGTATGTAACATATTGCTCTCCCGTGTGATTGAGATACTATAATAAACCTTTATGATGACAAGTCAATAACTTTCGTAACATTTATGTGTTGCTTTGTATGTTTATCATCTGTATGATTAGCGCATTCAAACAAGGAAAATGATATGATTGTAGAAAGAGAATGTGTTATCTGTAAGAAGAAACAATATGCCACAGCAAAATTTAAAACATGCAGCAACAAATGTCGTCAAGCTCTATTCAGGAAAGCACGCAAAGATACTGAATCAACTAAGTGAGCTGGTTGAAGTTTTGTATAATACCGCTGAGATAGCTGGTGAGTGTGACAGTTTTGATATAATTGATAATCTAGACACGGCATACCATGAGATATGCCTTGCCTATCAAGCTATAAAAGATAAAGGTGAGTCAATACACTAATTGAACGCTTCAAACTGCGTTATATTAAATATTAGTCTTTGTATCTCACCATGGTCTTTATGCAGCACCAATACCTTTAAATCTCTATCAGACCTATACCCACTAGCATGATGCCACTGGTCTTTGACCGCTAAAGTTCTGAAACTCTCACAAGTGACATTCCCTCTGTACTCTTTGATAGTCTGCGAGTGGTGAACGTGACCAGTAAGCCAATATCTATGCCGACTTAACCCCCACTCTCTAGGTCTATCGGCAGACATGATAGAGCCTAAATCAGCCATTTTAGCTGTGTCACCATGAGTCACGCCTATTAGGTTTTTGCCGAACGTGAAATATTGGAACTGTGATTCGTTATCCAGTACCCTAACTCTCGGTTCGTGTTCATAAAGTGCCTTTAATGCTATGTTTAGCCACAAGCTACTGTGCGAATCGTGATTACCAATAGCATTGACTAGGTTTACCGTTTGATGCTTTAAGAGTGCATGATTAACCCAGTTTTTAACTATCTTGACGCCTATCTGCATTACTTCAACCCATCGACCAGATACGTCTAGTGCATTGCCTGAGCGCGTGCGGTTTGTAGATAGGTCAGAATGAAAGAAATCTCCCACGTTTACGATGTAGCATTCATCACTAGGTGGTGCTGATTTGATAGCTGTAGCCATTGCCTTGGTGAATAGCTCGTAGCTGTCTTGCAGTGTGAATGTCTCACCTGTTTCTTTGTGGTACGAATAGACACCGACATGTGGATCGCCAAGTGGATAGATAGTGCATATGTCAGACTTTGTCAGCTTTGGCTTAGGCACTGCTGGCAATGGTGTAATATCTTTGGCAAGCTCCTTGATAGCTTCTTTAGCCATCTGGAACTGTTGCGTTTGGTCACGGTCTACCTTTTCCCACGTCAGTTTAACTTTTCCATCTTCATCATATAGTGTGGATTGACCTTTTATGATGTATCCGTCAGGGGTGTTACCTCGTGACTCAATAGGCACTGAATGCCATTTACCGCATGAGTTACATTGATATTGTTGCTTTTCGTTTCTAGTTCCGCGCTTATGAATTTCTTGTGAATTACAGTGTGGGCATGTTTGCATACTATTCTCCGATTTCTACCGCATTGTAGCGTAAATCGTATAAATAATAAACTATTGATAAATAGGCAAAAAAAAGCCCCACCGAAGTAGGGCAAACACATTGGGAGTATGTTTAGAGGTATTGTACTCTGCTTTGAATATAGTTCAATAACTTTTTTGCTTTCATCCTAATTGCTGATAGGGCAAGTAAGAATAAAACATATATCATTGCAGCCATAATGGTTATCTTTAGTTTCATTTTCTTTTCTCCAGCACACCTTCGAATGCTCCACCACCAAAATAAAACAGAATAATCGATATCATAATCTCGCCTATGTAGAACTCTGACATAATTGTTTTTACTTGCTCAGTATCAGCTGAACCAAATAATGTCATTCCAAGAACTAGAATAAACGATGATAGAAACGTGGATGCGAACATCAACGCTAAGTATCGTTGAGCAATCTTAAATGGCGCGTAAGCGGTCAGTAGATTAGTTTTAGCCTTATTCTTGGCTTCTATCTCTTCTTCTGTAGATGTGTGCATATCATCAATTAGGTCTAAACCTTTCTTGATAACATCACCAGAACCAAATATTGTCGCTAAAATGCCCATTAGTATGTCCAGCTCATAGGAGTGTCATTGCGCCAGTCTAAGTGGATAAATGATTTAGCCACCCCAATGCCTGTCGCACCCGATAAAAGTCCTTGTGTGATGATTTGATAGCGTTCTGCACCATTTGATACATGGATATCGAAAGCGATACCATCGTGGTGAGTGCCACCTTTCTTTTTACGCGATTCTACTGGGTGATTGATGCATCGGTATGCAGACGTAATTCTAAGTGGTCGACCTACCGCATTACGGATAGCCTGAAGTTTATCTAGCGCCCATTGCTGTATTTGTTCATCCCCACAGCATGAGCAAGCTAACTCTTCTGATTTGAAATTCTTAGACTCTGCCATCACGCTCTCAATAGATAGAATAAAAATGACACGGCTGACGCAAATATCACCCAAAATGCTCGGTTAGCCACTTTAGCTGTATGCTCATTTTGAATAACAATCTTAGACAGGTCGGATATGTCATCCTCACTATTGCCTACTCTGCGCTCTAAGTCATCGACTCGCTCATCATGCCTAGCTAATTCAGTAAGAACCTCGGTAATCTTCTCGAAATTACCATCCATTTTATTCTCGAACCTGTCGATTCTTTTTTCTAATTGCTGAGACATGTTAAAACTCGTTAAATGATATGCCTATATTTTACACGAATGACCTGATTATCTCAATGGATTACTAAGCGCATCCATGCCATTCCATAGGTCATCTATTTCACGTTGTAATTTATCTATCTTATCTTTGTACTCGCTGATAGACTTTAACTGGGTATCTACTGTGACTGTTTGCTGTGCCAAAGTAGTCTCCAAATTACTTACTTTTTCGCGCAAATCCAGTAGCTCTGACTGGCGTTCCATGATTGACTTGAGGTTAGTGCCTAGCTCTGCGAGTTTTCCCTGTAGACCTGCCACATTGTTATCATCTAATCTCTGAGTCACACTTGTTATTGTATTACTAAAACCTGACGTAGTAGCATTTAACTCCTCGACCACTGTACTTAACTCTGCACGTAAAGATAGCGCGTCTTGCACCGATTCCTCTTGTGCTGATAACCTGTTGAAAAACTCGCTTGCTGTCCAGATACCACCACCAATAGTGGATGCAAATGATAATAGTATAGCGATATAGACGCCTTTGAACTTTGTACCACCTACATCTAACTCAATATCATTCATCGCAACCACCGTAGAAACAATCACTGCCTGTCGGACTTGTAGCGTAGAATGTAGACTCTGCACCTGCTGTTAGAACTTCCTCAGCAGTCTTGAGATAACCTGATACATCTAACGATACGCCACCACTAGCTAAATCCACAGTAAAACTGCCTTGTGAATAGAATGCGTTACTTGCGTAGTAGAATGACTCGCCTAACGCGTCTGCTTGTGCCTGTGCGCTACCTAGTAGCTCTTGGTCGTTAGCTACTGCCATGAATGATGCTGCTGTTTGTGATGCTGTCTCAACCATCTGCAACGCGTCATTGTAATTTGTTACATCTGACTCAGTGATTGATAGCTCGTTGTTTGTTACGTAAGTTTGGAGTGCTACTGCGGTTTCTGTTGTCGTTGCTTCACTTGCCATACTGTTGACTTGCACTGCACCGATTAATTGCACTGATGCTCCGATATAACTATCAACTGCTGTACCTAGATTCTCCATGGCAATATCAGATTGCTCGGTATAGTATTCCTGAGCCGTCATGGTTGTATTAGCTTGCTTCATAGCTGTTAATGCTGTGTTGTAAGCATCTGCTTGACCTTGCGTTATAAAAGCATTCTGTGCCATTTCAGGCGATATACCACCTGTATAGCCGTACGCGTATTGACCTCCGACTGTCCGAATGCCTAAATCAAAAGTATCGCGAATAGACCCGCTTGTGTCTAGTAAATTATCAATCTCTGTTGCGTGTGCGGAAACGCTCAGAAATACTACGAGTGTCAGTATCTTCTTCATCAGTTTCATCTCCTATTCGTAAAGTAGTGTTGTAAAATTCTGTTTTATCGCTGTAGTTCGGTATGTAGAAAGCAGGACTCTGACGCATAAGTAAGTAAGCATTCCTACCAACTATGAGTTTATTGCCTGACATTATTGGGCATGGTGTACCTGCCGTGAACATTGCGATCCAAATGTCTAACTTTTGACACATCAAAGCCACACTAGCAACTGACATTCCAAGTTCCTTTAGTGTCTTAGCGTCTTTCCTACGGTTACATTCTTCGTCTTGGTGATACTTACCATGCGACATACCGACAATAGCTAACTGTATTCCGCCCACTTCTGAGCGCAAGCATGAATCATTACCGCTAGACATAAGACTAGGCGATATTGTAGATGCGACAGGCATACCACTAGCCCCTGCGCCATTATAGGTTTTGGAGCTAGTCGTATTATTGGAGTTAACTGTGCTGTCTTGCGTGTTAGTATTCAAATCCCCTGTTTGGGTATTCTGTGCCGACACGCATAGACTAACTAACAGTAAGCTACTCGCTAACTTCTTTATCATCTGGCTTTAATTCTTCCAGTTCTTTCTGTAATACTGCAATCTGACCATGCGCCTCGGCTAGTTGACCTGATAGCTGTTGGTTCTGTTGCTGTAGCGATTGGAACATTGCATTAATTTGTGTTTCGTTCATGTTACTCTCCTGCGGTTTCTATAATAACTGACCAGAAAGCAGAACTACTGGTCTCTGAGTATGTTGTGCCATTCCAGATCTTTCTGACCTCAAAATAGGCAGTGCCTGCTATACTACCAGTTTGTACGCCATGATCAACTTCTATGGTTAACGTTGGATCGCCTGACCAAGCTGTTGTATGTGGCATAGACGGGTTGTTAGTATTAGTTCCGTTATAGATTATTTGTGGGTATAAAGCATCGCCACTTGTATTAGTGACATTGATTACCCATCTATATTCACACACAGATTTTAATGCCTTATATCCCACATCTATATCAGACTGACTATTAGGGTTTGTCGCAATGTTCCACGTTAACACTGCTGTACCACTACCACCGCCAAAGCCACCAAAATAAGATTTTAATGTAGGCTGTTTCTCAATCATTAGATAGGTTTCGTTGCCATAAAAGTCATTCATAGCAATAGCGCCAGAAGTTGGCACTGCTGAATTAGCTGACCTATCTGGAACTAAGTTACCACCTCTAAATAATTCAGACATGCTAATCATGGAGCTACCCCATGACGGTTCGCCATAGAAGTTCCTAAGATTATTCATGTCTATAGCACCGCTAGTCTGACCAAATGGGATAGTGACACCGCCTGACTGTAACTGACCATCATCGGTAATTACTATGTCATGACTAACATTATTTCCAAAAGGAACAGTGATGTTATTCCAGTTCCACCTATCAATAGATGAGGTATAACTAGCACTGGTTCGATTGAATATAGTGCCGTCCACACGTATATCCTGCCAACCACTATTTGAAGTAGTGCCATCTAAATCAAGATACAGTGTAGTGTTGTAAGTGTAGAACATGTTAACACTAGCGGAAGTGTACCAGTTTGAGTTGACCGTATACTGTATAGATGAACTGTTAATATTACCCATTGATGGTGTATTACCAGTAGATCTAAATCCGTAGTTGCTACCACGATAGCTAACATACTGACTATATAGCGTGAAGTTGTCTAAGATTGCCAAGGTAATCCCAATCCTCTGTTGTTCATCGGGTCGTTCTTAGTCGCCATTAAGCCAGTGTAATTCTCTATGGCGTTTACTTGTTCTTCACCCATAGCTGACTTGACCCAACCTATGACTTGCTCCTCAGTAACATCAGCGTAATCGGTAAAACCAGACGGGTTAGTAATATCTAACTGTTGGTTGCCCCAACAATATCCAATATACCCACCCACCTCAGTCTGACACCACCAATGTGCATTTTTAATCACATTAGCAGTGCCGTCTACGTCTTTGATGTACTCAAGATTGACGATAGACCATCTCATTACTCAGCCCAAACTGCTGTGCAGATGGTTTGCACTAGCTCATCATGGCTAGACACATCTGTTGCTACTGTAGTCTCTACGCCCTCATCATCTACCGTCATGGTAGTAGG